ACACAAAGTCCGCCAAGATGAAAGTAAATCAATCAATAACTAGTTCCTTTAGTTATCTTACTGTGTGGTAAGAGAAACGAGACAGCTGCATGGATAGAGTCTTAGGGACTCTATCCAAAATATAAGAAGGTTTTTGACTCAACCAAACATGTCGTCCTCAACATCCAAGCCCAGATTGTCTCCAGCTTTGTTTGGGTTGAACCACTTCAAATCTTTTTTATCTCTCTGGAGAATGTCCAGAGCTCTAGATACCTCTTTCTTATATGTTTCTGGAGCAACCTTGTCAGAAAAAACCTTCCTTAGCCCATCTAGGGACAATTTCTGAATAAGATCCTCAACAATGGCATCCAGCAGCAGGTGATGATAGTATTTTGTGTTCATTTCTTGCTCCACACTGAATACACCGAAAGGACCTAGGTTGTACTCCTCTAGGTAGTCCTCGTCTTCCAGGGTGAAGGAGTCTAACCCTGTCAACCAGGGTTCATCCTCAAAAGAGATGCCATCATCCATTCCTGCAGATGCGAAGAAGTCCAGCATGTCCTGGCTAAGACCGTCTAGCATTTTCTGGGTTGCTCGGGTAAACTCAGAGAGAAAAACTCCTCTCCTTCTCAGGGATGATTCCATGACGTCCTTGAAGCAATCCGCAAGTCTGTCATTGTCTATGGCTCCACTGATTCTGATCCCTTGGTTGATGCGATCCAGGAGTCGATCAATAGTAGGAATCGGCAGAGCTCTCATACAGATCCAGGATGTGCTGGGCTCCTTTCCATGGAACTTATGCCTGGTGGATAAGGTTAGGAGCTTGAATGCATTTTCGTCGGAAACATCTGTATCTTTGACAGTGTAACTGAGGATGTTGAACATTCTCACTCTCTGCCTCCCACCTCCTTCTCTGTACGACAAATTGATGGTTGTCCCTCGGATTCTGAAGACTAGGTTGTCAGGATCCCAGCAGATGGGCTTGTATATTCTATCTGACACAATGCTGATGGGAGCCCCAAAAGTTTGTCTGGACCCTGTGATTTTGAAGTTGAACATGTAGAAGGAAGCTCTGGAGAATCTGTGAGACTTCGAGAAATCCTCTGTGTTGAAGACACCCATCTCTTTGCACCATGAGTGACAAAATCCAGCAATGCTAGATATGCTTTTATCTGAATTCACTGTTATGGATTTCAGCTGATTGGCTTTTTGCTTTGGGATGTAGGTTATAATGAGTTGGATTTGGAACCCATCCACTACTCCTCTCCACACACCATCCCCAGTGTAGACAATTTTTCCATCAATCTCTTTAGGCGTCTGGGGAGATGTGAAGCCTCCAACCACACCACAGTTTGCCATTTCAATTCTATTGAAGATGATGCTGGATCCCATTGGAGAGAAGAAGTCCTGAAAGAGAGCAAGGACATTGCTCCTAGTCTTTCCGTGGTTTGGTTTCAGGACGATTGGTTCTGATTTTGTGATGAAGTCTTCACACATGTCTAATTTTGTGTCATCTGTGTAAGGCCCAGTCAGGGTTAGAAACAAGGCGTGCTTTAGAATTCCTGCAGCCTCAGTCCTCTCAATTGCCACCTCGTCTGGGCTGTAGTCAAGCACGAATCTTGGGAAGAAGTTATCACGGATGGCAGTTGATACATTGCTGACGCCGCTAGACTTCTTGATTGGTGCCCCAATTATTCTGATGTCTCTCCCCTTCAAGTCTAGTCGGCTGAGGAAATTCCTGAGTTGAACCTGATGCTGAAAAGGTGAGTCCCTCAGTGACTGTTGTGGATCCTCCTGGAGCCAAGGAAACACAGTGGTTAGGTGCTGCCACTCCTCTCTGAATGTCCTTGGTGTCATCCTTGTTCGGGTAAATCCAAACCACTTATCTGCGACCAAATCCTCTGGCTTTGCTCTTAAGAACCTCTCCGTTTCCAGGATATTGATTCTCGTTTGAGTGATCACTTTCTTCTTAGAAATGAATTCCCCACGTATTCTCAAGTATCCATGGAAGTGTGTTTGCAGCTTTTCAAACTCAGCCATTAATGGGAAAAGAGTGGACAGTTGAGCAGGAGTGAGCATGGAATGTTTCTCCAGAGGCGGCTGATTCAGTACTTTGAATAGCAGGGGTTTCTTCCTGACCTCTTCTTCTTCATATAGCCATGCGAGCCCATCAGATAAGATGTTTCTGCTCAAGATATACACAGATGAGGAGATCACTCTGATGATGCAGTTACCCTTGGACAAAGAGTTTGACACTCCTGGAGAGTGGATCTTCTCTGCTATCCTTAGAGCAACCTCATCCCCATCCCGAGGCCTCCTGTAAATCACTTCTGGGTTCTGGTCAATCTGCTCTAACCAGTCCTCTGGCAGACCAAGTTTGTCAACCAACCTCTGCCACTTCTTTCTGTCACCAAATCGAATGATGGTAGATTGAACAAAAGTTCCAGAGTTGGTTGTGTCCAAGGTCTTCTTTGGATTTTCCACTCCAGAATGCTCTATGGCCTCCAGCAGGTACTTGTACCTGGCTCCCAGAAGGCTCCCTCTCACAGCAACCCATACATTGAATTTGAAGCCAGACAGACCTGATCCAAAAGGATGATCCATGAGAAAGTAGCCCAGAGCTGGATCCTTTATCTCTGAAACTAACTTGATGTACTCTAAGAACAGAGGTGAGACTGTCATTCCCAATAGGGTGTAGTGCAAACTGAGCTGACCATACTGACAAAAAGTTACAAGAGAAAAACTTCCACCACCTTCCAAGACAGCTGTCAGATTGTTGTACATTTCTTCTTGTCTAGAGGCCAAAGACTCTTGTTCAGAAATAGTGTCACAAGCGGTTATCCATCTCAATAATGGCCTATTGTGGTTGATGTGGAAGAAGAACTCAGAATTAAACTCTAACAGATGCAGAGTATTGTTTGTAGATTTTACCGATGAATATATTGCAAGAAATCTGCCAATCTCTTTCTTGAATTTGAAAATCAAAGCTGACAAGTACCGGTATCTTCCTGTTGTCTGTTTCTCCATGGAAGGGAAGGATATCATCATGCCAGAATCATCAGAACTCTGTAAAACATCCACAAGAACCTCTGGTTTCTGGTTTAGAGCCACTTTCTGCGCTAGAAATTTCAATGTGAAACTTCTCAACCACTCCTGTAAGAGAGTGTGCAGCAAACTGGAAGTGTAATGCAGGATCCCCTGCATCATTCCTGTTTCAGTCTGAACAAAAGCAGCTCCTCTCTCCATCCATCTGGGCTGATCATCCAAGCTCCCATGGTAGCCTCTGTGAATTTTCTTAAGGTACTCATCAGTTGACTCTAGATTCACATGAGAGTCTATAATGTTCAGGAGACTTTGATCAATCATGATCCTTTTCTTCATGAACATTGAGCAGCCTCGGATAATGAATGGATGGAACATGGGATCTGTAAAATGGCAAAGCATCAAAGCAAATTTTGTTACATGGTGGCACTGGTTCCATTTGGCTGCATCATCAGAAGTTCCTACTGTCTCATGATGGATCCCACAAACTTTAACTGCTCTGAGGCCATGAGTCTCTGGAATCATCAGTTTCTGCTTGGGATTAGTTAGGGTTTCAGACTTGAATCGTTTGCAAATTTGCCTTGCTATGGTTTCTAAGACCAACTGGACAACCCTCTCTTCAAAGCCTAGAACATAGATTTCTCTCAACCCTCCATGCTGAGGCTTCTTGAACAAGCAGATATGCATGCAGCCCTGTGCCTCAACTTTCTTCAGACATGACTCCATAATGTGATGCACATGAGAGTTGCTTTTCTTGGTATATTCACAAACCCTCTCAAGGACCTTGCACCTATGATACACTTTGCCATCTGCTCGCTTCTGGTACCATTCCTCATTAAACATGCTTGACGCTTTCAAGGTTGACAACCTCTCTAGATCTAGGCTGGCTATAGAGTCTATGATGTCTCTTGTAATCATGGATCTGTAGGCTTCTCCCCAGTTTCTTCTTAAATCTTGTTCAGCATGGTTGCATAGATGTTTGAGAAAACTCACTGAATATTCATGGAATTTCAAATCACTAGGAGGTGGATCCCCTCTCCCAAGAAAATCATACCTACCTGGGTGCTTGTCCTCGAATTCTAAGATCTTCTTGTACATGCCTACACTAGCATTCCTCTCAGGGGACTCTTCTTTGTTTTTCAAATACCCTAGGTAAAATAGAGATATCATTCTTTGAGTGGAATCAATTGGTTCCCCTGTTACCCAGTTAAACATTCCGGTCCAATTTGCAGTTTTATGACCTGCTGTGATTCTGAAGGGAGAGTTGGATATCTTAATCATGGACTGGAGGAGTTTGTTAATAAGCCACACCTGAAGCTTTGTTCTGGCAAACGATGGCAACTTCTCAACCATCTTGTGTGGCTTGGGCAGGCATGGAGGGCTGACAAAACCCTCCATTAACACATACCTGGACATGGTTGCAATTTCTTCTGTCTTTGCCTTATCCTCCAACAGCATCATGACACAAACCTTGAACATCCGATGGGCTTTAGCAGATGCCACTGCATAGTCTTTCTCACTACCACTCCAAAAGGGAACTTCAAAGAAATCTCTCCAGAACCAGAACAGGTTCATTCCTGTGGAGAAGCATTTGACTACATTTGTCAGTTTGGACATTTTGAAAGAATTGAATTCTGTCCAGAACCAGCCATCTTCAAAGTTCAACCCTTTAAAACACTGAGAATCATGGATCTTACCTTTGATAGCTGATTCTGGGAAAGCAAGTGAGTAAAAGACATGACTTCCAGAGTTCGTTGGTTTTATCATCAGAAAGATATCAAAGAATCTGATCTTTTTGAGTATGAACTTCTGGCGTCCACAATGCTGCTTCAGACTAATGCTTAACTCCACTCCAATGCAGGTGCACATGAATAGCCAGATTCCTATGGGCAAATTCAAGAACCATAAGACTGAGTCAAACCACGGGTTTTTGTCTTTTGGAACACCATGAAGCTCTTGTGCATCTGCTCCTGCTTTGACAGCTTCCAAAAGAGGAGCTGGAGCCATTTGAGACAAGTCTTCAGAGAATAGATTGCCATCTTTCTCAACAAACTGATCAATGTCTCTTGTGTCTGTTGTTAGTGGGAATGTTTTCTTGGACTCTGCCCTCTTCTTTTGAATGGCTGGGTGATCCTTGTACACTTTTGCTTCTACACCCTGCATGGCCAACTCTAGTTTGTCCCCAGATCCATTATCAATTTTGCATCTGTGGTATTTTACCCTCATGCTTTTAGCTTCTTCTAGTTCTTTGACACTCAGATCACAAATTGCAGCTCGTCTCTCTTTTTCCACATCTTCTTCACATCTCTCCACCCCACCAGAGCAAACTTGAGCATATGCTGATCTCCAGGCACGGATAGTTGCGTCAGAGCCACCGGTTATTGTCGGGAGCTCTTCCATGCGCATCAAAGAAGTGGTATCACCTTCTACTTTTGGGATTATTCCTGGAAAAGGAATTGTTGACTTGTGGTTCCAAGGAGATCTCTCAGCCTGAGAGTTGAACTCTTCCATGAAACTCTGGATTTTCTGAGAACATTCCTCTCTGTTTACCTCCAGTCTCTCAGTTTCAGTAAGCACTTGTTCTAAGTAATGGTCAGTCCTGAGTTCATCTTGAGCAGTTTGAAAAGAGTGACTTATTATTTCCCCAAGATACATGGCATCAGGTTCCTTGTTACTAAACTCTTCAAACATAGCCTTTGAGAATGGAGCAAACTTCTCTTCAGTGGTTTGCCAATCAAAACGGACTGAATGGAATGCTGCCTTCACTTCTCTGCACTTCTTGTCCTCATCAACATCATCATACTCTGGTATGATCATTTTAGTGGTCATCTCAGCATGAACAGCTCTGGCAACAAGAAATCTGAAACACAGTTCATCAACTTCTTGCTGAGTCAAGTTCAGGTTACTGACCACGGTGGAGTCACTCACCACCACCACCCCAAACAGAATATTGACTCCATCAGATCGTGTGTGGAGTGCCAACTCATACTTCCCCACCTTTGTATTGAAGGCACTGATCAGTGACGGTTCTGCATCTGATCTGTTTGTGGTGAACTCCACCACCGCCATGCTGCCATCCAGCCTTCTAGCAATGAAATCTGGAGTCCAATGGTCAAAAGTATCATTTTCCAGAGGAAAATGATCCTTAAGGGGAACGTCAGTGGAGTCACACCAGTGAGAAAAAGTGAAGTCATGGATGAATGACGAGGCCACCTTTGACTTGAGTTTAAATTTTGGACCAATGGAGGATCCTGTCACTGATCCTGCTGGAAGAGTGTCCAAATCAAAGTCAATCATTATGTCTGAGCCATCTGTCCACAAGAGGAAAGAAGGAATGGGAGGCCTCATGTGACTAGAGGTATAGGTGACTGCAGGAGGGCAGTCCAGTCCTTGATTTGTCTCACTCCTAGAACAAATCGCTAGTAACATCTTGGCGTCTTTGTGT